AGAGCAACTGTCCCTCGCTGAGTTCACTGCCCAGATCGGCCTTAAGGCTGATGAGCAGGCTGCCAAGAATAAACTGGCCCTCCACCAAGCAACTGCTCAGCAGACGCTGAAGGCGGATATTGCCGCGTCTCAGGCTGCTACCAATGCGGAGGTCACCGCACTCCAGGCCCAACTCAAGGCTCTGGATACGCACGACAAAAAGTACCTCGAAGCGGTGGTGAAGTTCAATGCAGATGTGACGAAAGCTGAGCAAAAGGGTGCTGCGGATGTCACCGCTCTACGGGCTGCCGCTGAGCAGAAGCAGTTGATGGACACCCAGAATTCCGAGAACAAGATGAAGGAGGCGATTTCCAGCGACATCGCCAACTCCATCGTGATGAACAAGAGCTTGGCAGCATCCTTCCGCCAGACCGGAGAGCAGATGGCTGAGCAGATGATTAAAAATCTCCTGATGATGGAGCTGACCGGGGACAAGGAGAAGCTGATTAACGCCAAGGCTGCTTACGGTCGGGCGTTCAAAGCTATGGCTGGCATACCCCCGGCCCCGATGTGGGGGTACGCAGCCGGTGCAGCAGCCTTTGCATCGGTCATGTCCTTCGAGGTCGGCGGCAAGATCCCGGGCGAAGGCGCGGTGCCGATCGTTGGGCACGGTGGCGAGACCGTCGTTACCAAGGCGCTCACCGACCGAGTTGAGTCATCCGAGCACGGGGGTTCAAAAGGTGGCGGGATGCCAAGCATCAACTACGCCCCCCAGATTCATGCGGTCGATGCCACCGGCGTGGACGCCATGCTTTCCAAGCACGCTTCCGTTTTCCAGCGCCACATCACCGCTGCCGTGCGGCGCATGAACAAATGAACTTCCAAACGTAGTTAGTAGAGGACGAAGTAAATGTCGTTTCCGATTATGCCAACCATGCCGATTAGCATGGCATCCGGGATTCACAAGTCACCGAACTTCAACACCGTTCGGCAGAAGGGCGCTGCCGGTGTCAACGCTGCCATCGCGCTGAAGCCATACCCAACCTGGGACTTCGAGTGGAGCATGGATCACGTCACCGGCCACGAGCACACAGCGGCCTCAGTGGTGGCCCAGTTCCTCGGGATGTTCATGGCTACAGCAGGTGGTGCCGGTTTGTGGCTTTTCACAGATCCCCAAGACAACACCGTGACGAGTGCCCAGTTCGGCACCGGCACGGGCTCGGCCACCAAGTTCCAACTCAGCCGCAACATCTGCGGCTACCCAGACATCGTGCAGAATCTGAACGGCACACCCAACATTTATGTGAGTGGAACCCTGACCGCCCCGGCCTCGATCTCTGCAACGGGTGTGGTCACGTTCACGACGGCCCCAGCCAGCGGTGCAGTGCTCACCTGGTCGGGGAGCTTTATGTATGCGGTTCGCTTCTCCGAGGACACTCTCGATGCAGTTCGGGAGTTCACCATCAACAACGGACTCGACCACTGGACATTTTCGGGCATTAAATTTTCGTCAGAATTTCTACCCACGTCCACCTACGGAATTATCGCTGCACCAGGAGGCGTGTAGATGAAGCGCCTTATGCCCTCCGGTCTCATCGCCTTCCTGATGGCCAACCCAAACTGCGTACGCGCGGACATCTTCACGATCGCTCTGCCGAACGGCGAGTACCTGTTGGCTACAGACGGCCAGTTTGACATCACCGTGCCCTCGGGCACCCCGGGATGGCTCAACGCCACCACGACATTCTCCTCCTCGCTGTGGGGCAACTGGAGCCGGGGAGCCATCACCTCCGACGCCAGCTTCGATCTGCACTCGAACACGATGGATTTGAATTGTGTTCCGCAGGTGGGCACTACCTACCCAGGTGCACCCACGGGCATCTTGAACGCCGCGTTGAACGGGCTGTTCGATGCCTGCCAGATCATCGTGCAGACGGTCTACATGCCCTTCGGCGAGTATGGCAACGTGAGCAACGGCGTTGAGACCAAGTTCATGGGGCAGGTCACAAAGATAAACTCCATCAGCCGCAACAAGGTTGTCTTCGAGTGTGCCGACTATCTCTATCTGCTCAACGTAAAAGTTCCGACCCGCATCATCCAGGCCAACTGCCCCTGGGGATTCGCGGATGCCAACTGCAACTTAGCTGCATCGAGCTACACCACTAACTTCACCGCCGCCAGCGGAACCACAGCTTGGACGATGATTCCCACCACCGCGTTCAGCCAGGCAGCCGGTTACTTCACCCAGGGCGTGGTCAAATGCCTGACCGGTGCAAACATCGGTCTTAGCCAGTGTGTGAAGCTGCACGCCGCTGGCAACCTACAAGTCATGTACCCATGGCTGTTCACGCCTGCTCCTGGAGATACCTTCTCCGTCATCGCAGGCTGCGACAAATCGGTTACCACCTGCACCCAGAAGTTTGCCAACCTTGTCCATTTCGGCGGAATGCCGTTCGTACCACCACCCCAGAGCGCGGTGTAACTATGCTGACCATCGAACAACGCGAAGCCGTAGTAGCCGAGGCACTCACATGGATAGGAACTCCCTACCGTGGCTGGTCCTGTGTCAAGGGTGCCGGGGTGGACTGCGGCCAGTTGCTTTACGGCGTCTTCCACAACTGCAACCTCATCCCCGAGATCCCTGACCTACCCAAGGACTACCCGCTCTTCATCGGTCTCCACAGAGCAAGCACCGAATATGTGGACCTGGTGCTCAAGTTCTTCCGCGAGATCCCGGAGTCTGAAGTGCTCCCTGGTGACCTGGTGGTCTGGAGGCTCACAGGAAGTAAGTCGTACTGCCACGGAGCCATTATCAAGTCCTGGCCGGACTACTACATTCATGCCTACGGCGACTCGGTTAAAGCCGGTAGCGCCCGGACACGGTTGCGGTTCCTGAAATCCGAGAAGCTCTTCTTAACGCTGAAAGACGTGGCTGAATAATGGGAAACATCTTTAGTTCGGGTAACAGCGCCACGCCGGAAAAACTCTTCGGAGTCAAGATCAACACGTCAGACTTGGGCAAGCCCCTTACGGTCATCATGGGCACTGCTAAGACAAACCAGCTCATCTTCTGGATCGATGGATTCACCGCGTCTCCCATCTCCAGTGGCAAGAAGGGTGGCGGAGGCGGCAAAGGTGGTGGCAAGGGTAACGGTGAAAACCTGTACTCCGCCAACGTAGTGGCTGCCCTTTGTGCAGGCCCCATCGCCGGTATCGGTGATTGTTGGTCGGGCCAGTCATGGCTGGGTTCACCCAAGGCGGCTGAGGCCTACACCATCGCCGGGCCTTCATACACCTACACACCGATCAACGCCGCCGCGCTCACCAACAATTATGGGGTGTCCCCGGTATCGACCTACACCGGTTCCTACAACGACTACTCAGCGCCGGGTGCCACACTGGTCGGCAACGCAACGGGCAGCCCACTACAGCAGATGATATATGTGCTTGGACAAGTCCTCGCCGCCGGACAATACTCGATCAACCCATCCACCGGAGCCTACTACTTCTCTTCCGCTGACGTGGGCAAGACCGTGACCGTCGCCTACGGGTTCCTCCTCACCACCATCAACCAGCAGGAGACAGACCTCGTACCATCTGGGCGCACCATATATGTTGGCGGCAGCTATGCCTTCAATGCCGACCTCGGTGTGGTCTACGGTGGAACAGGCTCCAACGCGGGCAATGCATTCACTCGCGTGAATGGCACACCCTCTGTCGCCGGAACCTACTCGGTCACAGGGTCAGCCCCCGCCGCCTATCACTTTGCATCGGCTGACATTGGTGCTGAGTTCATCGTCACCTTCCAGATCAACAACCCCAACGCGGTGGGGCAGAACGAGTCCACCATGCTGGACTTCACCCTCGCCGAGGGATACATCGGCCAGGCTCCATTTTCCTTCTTGTCGGGCAGCTACCCCGGCGCAGCCCTCGGTTACAGTGGCGCGGCCATCCTGCTGTTCGAGCCCATGGATTTTGGCATGGGCGGAGAGCCCCAGCAGAACAGCTTCGAAGTCATCACACCCGACAGGATGGGCGGCGTATATGCCAATGGCACACCCATACTCGACTGCAACGTGGTCCACTGCATGCTCCGTGTGCTTACCGACACACAATGGGGTCTCGGTGTAGGTGCTCAGCCATTCCCCCCGGGATTTATTGACAACGGACCTGGCGGAACATGGGGCACCCCCGGAACTCCTTCCGTGCAGAGTGTGGGTGCCACGGCGTGGAACTGGTTCGCGGCTAACAACTTCTTCATCTCCCCGGTGCTCGACTCACAAGACTCCGCCGACTCTTCCATGAGCAAGTGGCTGGAAGCGGGCATGTGTGCTGCTTTCGTGAGTGAAGGCCTGCTCAAACTTGTGCCCTACGGCGACACCACCACAGCAGCGAACGGCTGCACATGGACCGCCCCGTCTACCTTCGTCGTGGCCCTGGACGACACCTGCTTCATCGCGAAGGAAGGCGAGGACCCGGTACCTATCAAGCGCAGCGCGTGGCAGGATGCGTGCAACGAGGTGCAGGTCCAATGGCAAAACCGGAACAACCAGTATGCCAATGAGATCACGGCTGAGAGCGATCAGAGTCTAATTAATCGCTTTGGGTCACGGATCGAAGATCCTCAAGACTGGAACTTCATTCACACGTTGGCCGCCGCGACTTTTGCCGCGAACATGAGACTCAAGCATGGCACGTACATCCGCAACACGTACGAGTTCGTGCTGCCCTTCACCTACTCCTACCTGGAGCCCATGGACCTCACGACCATCACCACTTCATCGGTGTGGGCGCAGGGACTCAACAACACCAACCTTGGCGTGGTCAACCTCCCCATCCGCATCACCAAGATCGTCGATGATCCGATCGAGGGTCTAAAAATCGAGGCTGAGGACTACCCGTATGGCGTGGGACAGCCCACCATCTTCAACAAGGGCCTGAGCTCGGCGGAGGTTATCTCGGACCCGTTGGCTTCGCCGGGCACGTCTGAGGTTGTCATGTTTGAGGCCACTGGCCGCCTGACCGGCTATGCTGGCAACCAGCTCTGGATCGGTGCATGCGGAACCGGCGATAACTACGGCTCAACCAACGTCTGGGTGTCGCAGGATGGCGTCAACTACGTCAATGTCACCCCTGGCGGTCTCGGCCAGCCTGCGGTGCTTGGTGAGCTGGTCTCCACCTTCGCATCGGGCAGTGACCCGGACACAGTGAACTCCCTGTCTGTGCAGCTCGCCGAGAACTGTGCCGCGCTGGCCTCGGGAACTACCTCCGCCGCTGACAACGACACTATGCTCGCCTACGTCGATGGCGAGGTCATCAGCTACTCAGCGGCAGCGGTCACCGGCCAGAACACCTACACGCTGAGTGGCTACATCCGGCGCGGTCAACTGGGCACCCCGATCAGTTCTCACGCTGCTGGCTCTCTATTCCTGCGGCTGGATGGAAGCATTTTTAAATACACCTACGACCCGCTCTGGCAGGGGAAGACCATCTACCTCAAGTTCCAGGCCGTGAACAGCTTTGGCAACAACCCTCAGCCGCTCTCCAACCTGTCGGCAGTGTCGTTCACGATTGGCAGCAC